CAAACGAGCAGTGGCTCTAAAGCATGGATTCAGATCAGGGTTAGAGGAAGAGACTTCAAAGTTCTTGACTGATAACGGTGCTAAGTTCACATACGAGGAGATGAAGATCAAATACCTTCAGCCCGCTACTGAACGACAGTACACTCCTGACTTCGTGCTTGAGAATGGTATCATCATCGAGACAAAGGGTAGATTCCTAGTTGCTGATCGTAAGAAGCATTTGTTGGTCAAGAGACAACACCCTCATTTAGATATCCGTTTCGTGTTCTCTAACAGTAAACAGAAACTAAATAAGGCGTCAAGAACAACATACGCTGATTGGTGTATCAAGAATGGGTTCCAGTATGCAGACAAAGAAGTTCCTGTACACTGGATTAAAGAACGACGCAAAAGCTTTAGCTAAAGAAAGCGAGTAAGTGATGGAAGTAAAATTGATTCGTGAGAACCCCGACGGTAGTGCAGACTTCAGCTTTGACCTAAGCGACAAGGAAAAGGAAGCTCTTCTTTGTCTAGGTATCCTGACAGGTATCAAGCGTGGTATCGAAGAAGGGAAGCTGTACATGACAGAGGAACAACAGCAAGATGGCGACGAAGATAGCAGTACACTATAAGCCTCCACCGTTCAAGCCTGATTGGATGGATGGTTGTCTTAAACTGTATGTGGTAGATCATCCTAGACTTGGGTGTAGGCTGATTACAACGACGAAGGTGGTTAAAGAGTATCCTAACGGAGTCTTTGAGACAGAGTATGCTGTTTACCACCCGATTGATGGAGACTTCAATGACACTTAACACTCAACCGTTGGACGAGTACTTTCACCAAATTAACAAAGAGGAGAAACAAGGTATGGCTATTTTTGATGGTTGGACTGAGGATGGGTATCAAGAACCTTTAACCAAGATTTACTTCTCAATCACCACACCTGCGGTAGGCCAGTATCCTGAGCACACCCACACCTCAGATATTACTTGGCAAGATGGTGCTCGCTGGTACGATGTACTTTGGGAAGTTATGAGTGTCTTGGAGGCTTCTTACGGCTACAGTATCAAAGAGAAGGTGTTCTTCAAGATGCACGAGTTGAATATCCAAGCTGAGGAATGGCATGGTAATCCTGACTTGGCAAAGCAAATGTTCGAGAAGGAATTGAGCTAACATGAGGATCCTAGTAATCCCCGATACTCAGGTCAAGGAAGGTATTCCAATGGAGCACCTCTCTTGGGCTGGTAAAGCTATCTGTGAGTACAAGCCTGATGTAGTTGTTCACTTGGGCGATCATGCTGACATGCCTAGCCTATCTAGCCACGATGTTAAAGGTAGTAAATACTTTGAAGGTTTACGCTACCAGAAAGACATCGAGGCAGCTAAGTTGGGTATGTCTATGCTGTTACAACCTCTTCGTGACCTCCAGAAGACACAGAAAGACACCAAACACAAGGTCTACAAGCCTCGTATGGTGTTGACACTCGGTAACCATGAGAACCGTATCGACAGGGCTGTTAACAACAATCCTATGCTTGAAGGCTTAATCTCCATTGAGGACTTGGAATATGACAAAGATTGGGAAGTACACGCTTTTCTCCATCCAGTATTTATCAATGGCGTTGGCTTCAATCATTATTGGCCTGTTGGGGCTATGGGACGTCCTGCTGCTTCCCCTGCTGCTATTATCTCTAAGCTTCATATGTCTTGCGTGGCTGGACACCAGCAAGGAAAACAGGTCGCTTATGGTAAACGTGCTGACGGGAAGCCTATCACTGCTATCGTTGTTGGTAGTTATTACCTTCATGATGAGTCTTACATGGATCGACTCTCCAACCGTCATTGGCGTGGGTTGTTGGTCATGAACGAGGTAGCTGACGGACACTTTGATGAGATGTTCCTGTCGATTGAATACCTAGAGAGGAAATATGGACAAGCCAATATCACTGTCGATTGAAGAATACATGGAACGAATTGGGAAAGGTGAAATGCTCGTGGAACAACGACTAAACGGAACAACAGCTGAGGACTTGTACAACGTAATAAGTAAACCAAAGCATTACATGCTCTTTGAGGACAAGAACATTGAGGTACGAGATGTAATTGAAAAGCTTGTAGGTAAGTTTGAATTGACTTCTATGGGCTATTCTTATATGTTTGCGGCTGATTATGTACAACTTATGCAGTACTTAATGAGGTTTATGGACAAAAATGGCAAAGAAGACCTTAAAAAAGCCCGTTGGTATCTTGACAAAATGATCGAGGCGTATTAAAATACGTGCCCTCCAAAATTAACCATAACAAATGAAAGAAGACATGAACAACGAAATTACAACCCCTTGGTCTAGCGTCGGTTACTTGACTTACAAGCGAACCTATGCTCGACGATTGGACGAAAACAACATTGACAGCCCTACAGAGGAGTTCCCAGACACTGTAGAACGAGTTATCAAAGCATGTGACGCACAGCTTAACTGCGGCTTTACTAAGGAAGAAGAGCGACGACTGCGTGAGTATCTGCTAGGTTTGAAAGGATCCGTGGCTGGTCGTTTCTGGTGGCAGCTTGGCACAGACACAGTGAATAAACTCGGTTTGTCTTCCCTTCAAAACTGTGCTTTCAGAACTATTGACAAGCCTGTGGAGCCGTTCACTTGGGCTATGGATATGCTCATGCTCGGTTCAGGTGTCGGATACAACATTCAACGAGAGAACGTCAATAAGCTTCCTCCTGTGAATATCAATTTCAAAGGCCCCACTCGTATTAACGACAGTGGTGCTGATTTTATTGTTCCAGACAGCCGTGAAGGATGGGTTGCTCTTTTGGGTAAGACACTTAAAGCTGCTTTCTTGGCCCACAATTCAGGAAAACAGACCTTCTCTTATTCAACACAGCTGATCCGATCTAAGGGAGCACCTATCAAGGGGTTTGGTGGTACTGCAAGCGGCCCTGAAGATTTGGTGTGGGGTATTGAGCAGATTTCTAAAGTTCTTGAGAAACGTGCTGGAAAGCAGTTGCGTCCTGTGGATTGCTTGGACATTATGAATATTATTGGTGCTGTCGTCGTTGCAGGTAATGTACGTCGCAGTGCTCAGATTGCTATTGGAGATGCTGATGACGTTGAATATCTACTTGCTAAACGATGGGACTTGGGGAATATCCCAAGCTGGAGAGCGATGTCCAACAACAGCGTGGTGTGTCATGACGTGTCAGACTTACATGACTTTTTCTGGGACGGATACGAAGGCAAAGGTGAGCCTTACGGCCTTATTAACCTTAAACTCAGCCGAAAAGTTGGAAGACTCGGAGAATCTCAGTACCCTGACCCAAAGGTTCAAGGATATAATCCGTGTGCAGAACAGTCCCTTGCAGACGGAGAAACATGCTGCCTAGCAGAGATATTCTTACCTAACATCACAAGTCAGGAAGAATTCCTAGACGTGTCTAAGCTTCTCTATCGTATCAATAAGCATTCTCTGGCATTGAATTGCCACCAAAAAGTAACAGAAGCTATTGTCCATGAGAACATGCGTATGGGTATCGGCGTTACTGGTGTGTTACAGGCCACAGAAGAACAAAAGTCTTGGTTGGCTTTGACCTATCCCTTGCTGCGTGAATACGACAATGAATATAGCGATGCCCGTGGTTTCAACCGTTCTATTAAGCTGACCACAGTGAAGCCTTCCGGCACTCTGTCGTTGCTGCCCGGCGTTACTCCCGGCTGTCATCCAGCTTACGCTCGTTTCATGATTCGTCGTATCCGTATCAGCTCTAACCATCCGTTAGTCCAGACTTGTAAGGATTACGGCTATCATGTGGAATATCAGCAGAACTTTGATGGATCGGAAGATCACTCAACTGTTGTTGTGTCTTTCCCCTTCCGTCATCCAGACCATGCTATTTTGGCTAAAGATGTGACAGCTATCGACCAACTGGAAACTGTTAAATGGCTTCAAGAAGCATGGAGTGACAACTCTGTATCTTGTACCGTCTACTATCGTCCTGAAGAGCTTCCTGAGATCAAGAAGTATTTGAAGAAGAACTACAAGAACAATCATAAGTCCTTGTCTTTCCTGCTTCACTCTGAGCACGGTTTTAAACAAGCCCCGTTAGAAGAAATCACTGAGGAGCAGTACAATGAGATGGTTCGTTCTACACGTATTATCTCCTCTATTGACGAGGCTAATATTGGTCTTGACGATGCTGAATGTTCGTCTGGTGCTTGTCCTATACGGTAAAAAGTGTCGAAAGTTATGATCCTCATGCAGGTAGTCGAAATGATTACCTGCATCCACATTATTGCTAACACATGGAGGCACTGGTAAAATGATAGTAGACTTTAGCTGGTCAGGTGGTCTAGTCTTTGGCTTGAATCACACTGAAGAGGCAATCCTACAGACAGGGGAAGATGAGTTTGAATTCGCTAACGCAATCATGTTCCATCTAGGGTTTGTCACAATGGCAATCATCTTCGTAGTAGGGAAGGACTAGCAGAAACGAAAAAGCCCACCTTTTGAGTGGGCTTCTACGTTTGCATAGCAAACTATTTGTATCTATAAAACCTTTTAGGCTTTCTTATACTCTTCTTCAGTCAAGATACCGGGTTTGTATTTGTTATCAGGCTTGAAGATAGTCAGTTCTTGTTGACGCATAGCAGGATCAAAGCTGATGTGCATCCAACGTCCAAACTCATGGATCATTTGGTCAAACTTGATACCTGCCTTCTTGACTTCCTGACACAGTTGGTAAGGAGTCAGTTTAGAGCTGGAGACATCAATAGCCCAACCATCCATGTGAGAAGAAACCTTAGAGCCACCAACAGCCACGTTAACAGCTGGTAGACGTAGCCAAGAGTTAATGCGTAGAGGGCCTGTAACAGCTCTCAGTTGCTCTAGCTTCTGTGCTGCTGTCTTCATGTTTTCCAACTGGAGTGTAGAAGGTTGGTTGTCAATACCGTTACGGATAGCTGTCTCAGAATAAGTAGCTTCCTCCAAGGTAAAGTGTTCGCTTAAGTTCATTTGTTTTTCTTCTCCATGATCTTCTCAGCCGTGCGGCCACCAAAATATGCCAACATAATCAGTTGACCCCATTCACCTAGCAATTTAACGTAGGACTCGTTCACATTGACGTTAAAAGCTGACATCATTGCAAACAAGAAGTAAGCACCTAATATAGCCACAAGGGTCATAGGTCGGATGTTCTTAGACAACCAAGAGTCAGAGGCCATATCAGCCTTCCAACGATCAGTTACGTTCTGTTGCTCGACCTCAAAGGCCTTGGTGTCTATTTCCTTGAGCTTCAGAGCAAGTTCAGGGTTAGACTCAAGAGCCTTAGTGACCTCAGAGACTGATGCAGGGACACCTAACTTATCAGCTATAGCTTTGACAGCCATGCCCCCTAGAGGGCCTCCTACGGCTGTTGCAAGGGCTGGAGCAGCCCCTTTGAGGATATTAAGAAGGCTGTCCATCGGTGTCTTTGTTCTCTACTGCTGGAGGAGGATTACCGCCCTTACGACCAGAGATAGCACCCATAGCGCCTACGCCCATGAAGGCAATAGCTTTGAGGATCTCAAGGAACACAGCATCAATTGGAGCTAGTTCATTCTTTTGCTCTTCAAAGCCTATGAGCCACAGGACACCGAAGGCAATGACAAGCACCATAACTGTGATGGACTTGACAACAAAAGACCAAGTATTGATCTCAATCTCATCTGCTGTCATCTTCGGCTTGTCCAGCCACTTTTGAATCAGTTCTTTCATAATACTTCTTTTTCTCCCTTTGGTTTTCTAGTTGTTGAAGTGACTTTTCCACCCTAGCATTTAAGACTAGGTTGTCTATGTAGATAAATGCTGTGATTGGTAATGCGATGAAGCTAACTGAGGCAAAGAAGACCATTCCCCAAAAGTAGATCTTTGCATCGTAGTTCGATATATTTGCCATGAGGATAACCAGAAAATAATTATTAGACCTAAGAT